GCTCAAAAACAAAATGCAATAAGAGAAGCAACTAGATATTTGGATTTGCATTATTCTTGGGATGGCTATAAAGTGTATGAAGGATACATATTACAATGGCCAAGATATGAAATGTATGATGAAGATGGTGATTATGTTGATGAAGATATAATACCAGAAAGAATAAAACAAGCTTGTGCGTATTTAGCTTTAAAGGTTATAGAAGGAAATACTTTAATACAAGATTTTAGTGATGAATCGCCAGTGAAAAAATATAAAACAGTTATTGGCCCAATAACTGAAGAGAAAGAATTTACAACAGGTGAGAATCCAGATAAGTCATACACTATTGCTGATATGCTTGTTAAACCTTTTTTAGCCATATATCCCTACGGAGCAGCAGAAATAGAAAGAGGTTGATTATGTCTGATGAGTTCCCGAGTTTTGAAGAATTGCAAGGCATGAGTGATCATGATATTTTGGTCATGGCTGTGCAAAAATTACATTCTATTAGTATAAATTTGTGCAGTCATTTAAAAAAACATGATGAGAGAAATAAAAGAAAATGGAAGTTTGCTTTTTTATGTTTTGGTATATTTTTGACAGGCCTCGTTAATTTTGGGTTTGCTTTGTTTTTAATGACATGTAATTAATTATGGATGCTCAATCTGTATATAATATCATAAAAAGAAATGGCGTAAGTTCAATTGCTAGAGTTTATGCTGATTCTTCTTTTAGCCCTTCAACTAATAAAACCACTAGAGGATCAGCTACTGATTATCCTGTTTATTTAGTGCCACCTTACAAGAATGTCGAAGGATATAAAAATACTGAATTAATAACTTCTGGAATTGGTACGACTGGAATTGCTAATTATCAATTAGAATTCGATATTAAAGCAGGTTTAGTGCTAGTAATAAATAATAAAATTTGGACAGTTACTAGTATAACTCCAATAAGTAATTCATCTGGAATAATTTTTTATTCTATGGAGATTGAATCTGGGAACTAATTTATCACAATTTAATAAAGCTTTAGATAAAGCTTCAGAAAAAATACATGGTGATTTTGAAAAATTTTATAAACAAGTTTGTTTGGAAGTTTTAAAAAGAATTGTTTTAAGAACTCCAGTAGATACTGGGAGAGCAAGGGGTAATTGGCAAGTAGAAATTGGCAGTCCTGCAACAGCTAGTTTAATTGTTGAAGGGGCTGAAAATGATATGGCCAATTATGCAATAGAAAATGGCTTAAGGGTGATTGAGAATATAACAAGTTTTTCTATAGTACATATAACTAATAATGTTGAGTATGTTTATTATTTAGAATATGAAAAAAGAAGTCAGCAACATCCTGAAGGCATGGTAGAAATTACTTTGTCAGAAATGGCTAAATGGATATTAATCGGTGCATAATGAAAAATAAATCTTTTGCTAAAATAATAGCTAATTTAATAACTCAAGTTTGTTTTAAATACAGAAATAAGTTTAAATGCAAGATAGAAGATTTAAAAATAAAGCCTGTAGAAATAAATTTAATAGCCCAACTTATTTTTTATGAATATATTAATAATAAAGAAGGTCAAATTTTATTGAGTGATATTATAGAAAAAAGAAAAGATGGCATATTATGAGCTTTAAAGCTATAGCCAATAATATTACTGTATATTTTGAGAGTTTTGTTAATGATAAAAAATTAACTGTTAGATATGATAATGATCCAAGAGATACACCGGCATCTGGATTATGGTGTAGATTAAAAATAGAATTTGATGAATCAAATAACAAAGAAATAGGTAATTCAAATTCATATAGAAATACTGGCAATGTAATTATTGAAGTTTATAATGATATAAATATGGGGCTAGCTCCTATATTAAATACAATTGATTCTATAGTTTTATATTTTGCTGAAAAAATTGTTAGCACAATAAGGTTTTTAACTCCAAGTATAAATAATAATGGTAGAGAAAATGACAATTATAAAATGAGCATAGTTTGTCCATTTTATATTGATAATTAATAAAGGAAAGGTTATATAATGTCTGATCAAATAGAAAGACTGATAGAAGCTGTTAAAGCAATTAGTACAAATGTACAAAAAACAGCAACTTATATATCAGCCAATACATATTCATTAGATGCTGATTCGTTAATAGAAGTTATTGGTTTATCTGGTAATTTAAGTGATTTGGATGTTCTTACTGAATTAATAAGTTCACTGGCTGGTTCAACTTCTCTTAGTGGTGTATTTAATATAAATAAACAATTAGATGGATTGATTATTAGTTCTTCTGGAGAATCTGCTGTTATTACTAATTCTAAAGAATTGTTTGGGGCTATAGCTGCATTAAGTTCATTGTTGAGCAGATTGGAGGGAACTTCTAGATATGTTGCTGGTATTATAGGTGAATATTCTAGTGACATTGGATTTTTAAATATGTCCAATTCATTGGTAGGTAACAGCGGATCAGGTTCTGTTCTTTTTGGTTCTTTAGCATAATAAATTAAATTATAAATTACAGAGAGGTTATTTATGTCAGATGCAAATCGTGTTCAAATAAGCTATGTAGAAGAGTCAGATTTTGGTGAAAAAGTGACTGGTTCTACTTTACAAAAATTAAGATTTAATAATGATTCTTTAAAGCCTGATTTTAATACCACTATTAGTGAGGAAATTCGCTATGATAGGCAAATATCTGATATTGCTAGAATCGGTGTTTCAGCAAGTGGAGGCATAGGTTTTGAATTAAGTTATGGCTCGCATGATGATTTTCTTAAAGCAGCATTATTGTCATCGGGGTGGTCTTCTGAAGTTAAAATTTCAAGAGCTTATACTATCAGTGCTTCTTCAACTGATAATTCAATAAGTGATTCTGAAAGCCAATTTGGGAGCTTTGTTGCTAATCAGTGGGTTTATATTTCAGGATTTTCTAATTCTGGTAATAATGGATTCAAGAAAATACGTTCTGTCACTTCTTCTAAAATTATATTTTGGAATGGAACAATAGTTACTGAATCTGCTGGCCAAGCAGTAACAGTTCAAATGGGTGGACAAATAACTAATGGAACAACTTTAGTTAGTTATAATATAGAGAAGGAATTCCAAGATTTAAGCAATGTATTGTCTTTATTTAAGGGTATGTGCATAAACAATATGTCCTTGGAATGCCCTGCTGATGGCATTATCACAGGTAGCTTTGATTTTATGGGTTCTGCTGAAGAAGGCTTAACTGCTACTGCTGGTTCTGGATACACAGATGAAACTACTACAAATGTTATGACAGGTGCTAATCATGTAACTGATGTCTTGGAAAATCTCAGTGATGTTTCTATTTTGAGTTTAGCACTTTTAGTAAATAATAATTTAAGAACAAGACTCAAAGTTGGAACTTTAGGTGTAGCTAGTATGGGTTCTGGTTCAGTAGAAATAACTGGAACTGTAACGATGCATTTAGCTGATGCAACTTTATACAATAAATTTTTAGATGAAGATGTTACATCTTTTGTTTTTGCAGTTAGAGATTCACAAGGAAATGGTTATTTGATAGAGTTACCTTCAGTAAAAATAATTGATGGCTCGCGTGCTGCTGGAGGTATAAATACTGATGTAGTAGCAGATTTTGAAATACGAGCGTATATGGATGCTACTGAAGAAATTTCTATAAGGATAGTAAGATTTCCGATTATGAGTAACTTTTATGGATATATTGCTGGTTCAAGTAGTGTAACCGGAGCTTTAACTACTTCTTAATAAATATATGAGGAGGGCTTTAGAATGGCGAATATTGAAAGTATAAAAACAGATTTGAATAAAGAAGAAAATGGTGTTTGGGTAACTTTTGTAAGTGGCATAGAGCTTTTAATTGCAAGGGCTAGAAATCCTAAATATAATGAATTGATGCGAAGATTGGCTGATCCTGTTATTAATAAGATAAGAGATGAAGATAAATTTTCTTCAGAAGATTATGCTAAATTATTAATGGAAGTTCGTGCTAAAACTATTTTACTTGGATGGAAAAACATTCAGGATAAAAATGGCAATGATATTAAATATAGTAGTGAGAAAGCTTTAGAATTTTTTAAAGATCCTGAATTAAAAGATTTTTATGCTTTTATA